TTTTAGATTAGTTGGATATGTTACTTGTAATGATATAAAAAAAGATACAGGTAATAATAATTGGAAATTATTTGGAAGACAAAAAGATAGACACTTTTCTGAATTTTATATAACACCTACAAATAATAATAATGACGTTAAAATATTTTTAACAGATGATATCGTTGTCGGTGATAGAATTAGAGATATGTATGCTATACCTAATACTATTAATTTTAAATCACCTTTATTAAATGAAACACCATATCAAGTTGTAGAAATTCCTAAACAAGAAATTAGTTATAATTCATTAAATTATATGTAAATTATATTCTAATCCATTTTGTAATATCATAGTTAACAGTTTCTGCACAACCTATAGCAGATGTTATATATCCTTCTTTTGTTTTTCCCATTCCTAAATAATACATTCTTAAATTACCATCCGGCTTTTTAATAATATAAGGACAAGACACGCCATAATTATCCCATGCATCTAAATTATATCTTGCTTCAAATACTGGTCCTCCTAAATCTTTTTTATCTTTTATCTTTAATTTTTCCCATGTTATTCCATTATTTAAAGAATAAGCAATACCTATACACCATTTACAAGAATCATCTAACCGACCTTCAGAACTATAAAACATATAATAAACATTATCAAGTTTTATAATATGCCTCACACTTACACCTCCACTATCCCAAGTATTTTTTTCTCCTTCTTCTAGTAATATATTTAAATTATTTAAATTATATATACCTGCTCTATCATTTGTTACACAACCAATTATCTTAAATTTTGCTTCTGTATTATTTTTTCTTAATTGTAATGTATGTAAAGTAACAATATGTTTACCGTTTTTATCATTTTCATCTAACGGTGTTACTCTAACATGAGAACCAAATACATATTTAGAATTATATCTATTAATATCAACTATAGGGTATTTATAAGAAATCCAATCTTTTGTATTATTACTAACTGCTACTAAATTTCTTATTCTTAAACCAATTGTTTTATAGTCTATTGTTTTTTCTTCTGTTCCACCTGAATAAAACATAAATAATTTATTATCTTTTTCATCAATATCGGATACCGATACGTGAACATTATCGAAAATCTTACCAGGTTCTAATACACTTCCTTTATACTTATTGCCTTCAACTTTATTCCAATTTAAACCATCTTTAGATTCTACTAAACCTATATATCCTGTAGGTAAATCATCTGGTGCTGTATAATTACCTTTCCATTTTGTTCCATCGCGACCATAATAATACATTAACCATTTATTTCTATTTTTATTAGGAGCTAATACAACAGGACCTGATATTTTATATTTATCCCAATGATTAATGCCATTTTTTCCAGGATATAATACTCTACCTGATGTAATTGTATAATCATTTGGATAATTATAACACATTAAATTATCTAAACATCTTGATAATTTAAATGATTCCGTTAAATATAATAAATTAATTAATAAAAAATATTTAATCATATAATATTATTATAATAATCATAATTCTTATATCTTATTATTTTAAGTGGTTACCACCATCTACTGGTATTATAACACCATTTATAACTCTTCCACTATCTGAACATAAAAATGTAATAACTTCACCCAATTGAGTAGGTTCTAAAATTCCCATTGGAAGACTATTGTCAAAATAATTTTTAATAAAAACTTTTATTTTTTTATAAAATTTGATACCTAAATTTCCACCTATCATTTCACATAATGTTTTTATCATTATATCAAAAGCATCTGTATTAACTGGACCAGGAACTATTATATTACAATTTATATTTTTATAACCTGTTCTTCTTGCTATATATCTCATTGAATATTCCATAATTGTTTTACCAGTTCCAGGTAAATCATAGCCAGTTTTTAAATTAGGTACTGCAGGTTTATATAATAAATTGCAACCAGGAGATGAAATACCTATTAAGGAGCCTCCATTTTTCATTCTTTTAATTGCTCTTTCACAAATATCAATATATGATATACCATATAATTGTAAATAATAATCCATTTTATCTGTTATTAATTCATCATTTACTAACATAGAACCATCTCCAAAAATCATTGTAGTATTACTTTTAAAATTTTTATAATTATCTGATGTAAGTCCAATATATTGTCCAGCATTATGAACTACAGCTGAAAGTTGATATGTAGAATTATCAAAAACTTTGTCATAATAATCAAATATTTGTTTTCTATTTTTTTTTAAAGCTAAATCACCTGAAATAAGTTCTACTTTATTATCATAAACATATTCTAGATGTTTTTTAGTTTCTAAAGCTTTTTCTTTATTATTATTATATGTTAATAATAAATCGTAATTTTTTTGCGAAAATGACTTAGCTATACCTAAACCTATACCACGAGTTCCACCTGTTATAATAGCAACTTTATTACACATATATGGTATAGATAAAGAATATGATAAAGATAAATTAATAAGTAATAAGGTAATAATATACATGATTAATAAATTAAAGTAAATTTTAAATAAAAAAAAAAGAGTACATGTTTATGAATTTATAAAAATATTTTATTTATTTTTAAAATTTTAAATTTAATATAAACATGTACTCTTTTTATTTTACGAATTTATTACATAAAAATAATTACAATGTTACAATATCATTTTATATATCTACAAATTTATATTACAATGTTAATTTAGCATATGTATCAGAATTGATAAAATATATGAGCAAATAATAATATAGATAATTATTTAAATTTATGGGATAAAAATAGAAAAATTAAAATTAATCTATATAAAAATTAGTACTATTTTCTATATAAATGTCAAATATACACTTAATTTCATTTGGATGTAATAAATTTACTAAATCTAAAGTAAGATTATATAATGAAGCGCTACAAACTAATTGGTTTAAAACAATTACTATATATACATCAGATGATATAGATATAGAATTCAAAAATAAACATAAAGATATTTTTAAATACCCTAGAGGATATGGATATTATATATGGAAAAATTATTTTATTAGAAAAAAATTAAATGAAATTGATGATGGTGATATATTATTATTTGTAGATAGTGGGTGTATGATTAATAAAGATGCTGAAAAAAGATTTTTTGAATATATTGAATTAATAAATAATAGCGATAAGGATATTTTATCTTTTGAATTAACTTTTAGCGAAAATAATTGGACTATAAATGAAATATTTGAATTATTTAATATAACTGAAAACGATTCTATTTATAATTCTAATCAACTTATTAGCGGTATACGTTTTTTTAAAAAAACTGATAATTCTCTAAAATTAATAGAAGAATTATCAAATATTATAGATAATAATAATGAATTACTTACAGATAATTTTAATAAAAATCAAAAAAATAAAAATTTTATAGAAAATAGACATGATCAAAGTATGTCAAGTGTATTTTATAAATATAATAATGCCACAATTATTTTAAAAGATGAAACATATCCACCATATAATAAAAACTATCCTATTTGGGCTACTAGATTAAGAATTTAGTTATTATTATTATTTTTAATCATATCTTTAATTTTTTTAATTTGTATTTTATAATTTTCCAAATTTTCTTTTGATAATATTAAATTAAGTAAATGTTCTATAATATCTTCATATAAATTCATATCAAGTTTAGAACATATGTTATTTTTATTTTTAATAGCAAAATCCTTCATATGTAAAGATTTTTCCATTATTAATTCATCAACTAATAAATTTAAATCTTTTAATATATATTCATCTTCTTTTTTTATTAATGATGATTTATCATTTAAATGTATAATATTATTATTTTCAGGAAATTGTTTATTAAAATGTAATTCTTTTGTTAAAAAAGTAGGTATATCATACCCTTTTTTAAAAATTTCAAACATTTTATCATAATTTAAATAATCTTTTCTCTCATTTCCATAATTATTTACATAAATTATATTATTATTTGTAATATTTGTTATATTATAAGTTATATTTTTATCATTATCACTTGTTTTTTTTGCATATATAATACTCCTTGCTTTACAATTATTACTATTTATATGTCTTGATTTATGTTGTCTAGATGAAAAACTTATCATACATTTTGGACATGTTAAATTATCGATACCTTTACATTTTTTTACATGTTCATGAAAATATTTATCTGTTTTATAAATTTTATTACAAAATTTACACATTTTTTGGTTTTGATTTACATTTTTTTCATTTGGGGGTACATTTCCTTTTTTTGGGGGTACATTTTCTTCATTTGGGGGTACATTTCCTTCACTTAATAATTTATCTAAAATTTCAACATTTACAACTTTATGTATAGCATTTAGATGACGTTTTAAATCATATCTCCTATTTGTACTATATAGACAATTGACGCATTTGAACCTCTTATGCGTAATTATATTATTCATTACTGTAATAGGATATATTTTAACTCTTTAAATATTAAAAATATTACCATATTATTTGACATTGCGTAAAGTGACGCACGGCAAAATCCATTTTGAAAATTTTTTTTTAGATTTTTTTTAATTTTTTTTTTCACCCATTTTTTTATTAAAAATATAAATCATTTTAATAAGACCGTAAATAGTGGAAAATGATTTTTTTTATCGTGAAAAAGGCCTTTTTTAACTTGCACACTTGGGAAAAAAATATAACTTTTTGGTTTAGAGATAATTTTTATAAAAAATTTATAATTTATAAAAAATTTTATGATAATAAAATATATTTATTATATATAAAAATAATACGAGAAAAAATACTTTTTAGTGTTTTTTAGTTTTTCAAAATCCTTTTTTAGCCTTTTTTAGTTTTTCAAAATATCAGTTATTATACCTTTTACACCTATATTTTTAAGTTCTATATAATCTTCCCAGTTATTAACTACATGACAATAAACAGGAATTTTTGAAATACATTCTTTTATATCAAGTAAATTATTATTACTTTTACCATATTCAATATTTAAACTATAACAATTATTTGTTTTTACAAAATCATACCAATCATTTGGTATATCATCAACTATTAATGATTTTTCATAATTTGGATAATATTTATTTATTATTTCTATTATTTTTCTTGAATAAGAACACAAAACAATACTAATATCTTTATATAATTTTATTGAATTTACTATAATACTTACAAATTCTATTTCATTATAATCATAATTTTTTAATTCTAAAAATACATTTAAAGATAAATTAGAACATTTTTTTATAAATTGTGTTAATAAAGGAATTTTCTCTTTAAAAAATTCACTAGAATATTTTGAACCGATATCAATATTCTTTATTTCTTTATAATTCATATCTTTAATTACACCTTTGTAATTTGTAATTCTATCTAATGTTCTATCATGAAATATAATAGGTATTTTATCTTTTGTTAATATTACATCAGTTTCAATCCATTTAAAATTATCTTTAGCTAAATCAAGTGATACTAAACTATTTTCAGGAGCTATATTTGGAACTACACTATGACCAATTAAAATACACATTAAGTTCTATATTAAAATACACATATATAATCCAGATACTAACATTATAAATTTAGATAAACTAATTACTATTTTATTTAAAATTTTTTCTTTTTGTATTGCTCTTAAATGTAATAAAACTAAAGGTAATTGTAATAATATAAAATTTAAACTAAATCCATAAGGTAATAATGTTCCAATAATTAAAAAACTAAATGCGATTTTATTAGCTTTATCATAACCATATTTTACAGCTATTGTTTTAATATTATTTTCTTTATCACCTTCTAAATCATTAATATCCAGAATTATTTCTTGCCACATTATAAAATTAAATAAATAAATAATACAAGGTAATATATTATAAATGTTACCATTAACAATTAATGAACCAATAATAATTGTATTACAAATAATATAAGATACTATTAAATTTTTTAAAAAAGTTATTTTTTTGAAAAAAGGTGTATATAAATAACTTAATATAATAGAATTTGATAATATTAATCTTATATTGAAATTATTTATAAAATTAATTAAACTAAATGTTAAAATAGACATATATAAAGAAAAATGTAATACTTCCATCGGTTTTAAAAGATTTCTATTTAAGATTTTATCAATTTTAGATGAATCTGTTCCATCTATATAATCATAAAAATCATTTATAATCATTGAGTTAGAACCTATTAATACACTTAATAAACCAATTAAAATAACATTTGGATCAAATAAAACCCCAATATTTTTCGTTGCTAAATAACTTCCTGTAACTGGTAAAGCAAATTCATATACTAAACTACTTGGTCGTGTTAATTTATAATAATGTTTTAATTTATTAGTAGTAATAGGTGAAAAATCATTCATAATCTTATTATGAGTTTTCATTTGTAATGTATTAAAATTAAAAGCATATATATATTCGCAATATAATAATAATAAAATTAATTTTTTTTTTATCATATTCATATAATAAATATAAATTTTATATGATATCCTTATTAAATGTTGATGTTATATTAATAATATTAAACAAAGTTACAGATGAGATATAGAAAATAAAATTATAAGTTTGGAATATTATATTAAAAATATTAAAATAAAAAAAAATAAAAATGAAAGAATTTTCAAAAGTATTAGAATGTTTAATAGTATCCGTAAATTTTAAGTTTTAATATTAAATTATGCCAATTATAATAAATATCTATAAATTTTTTCATACAGTGATTATGAATAATTACTTCATAATCTTGAAATTTTTTTTTATATAAGTAAATTAATTCAAGATAAAATAAATAATTTTCATAATTTTTTATATCATTATATAATATTTTTTTAGATAAATTATAATTATAATGTTTTATTACTACTAAATATTTATCATCAATTATTTTATAATTCATATTTGACAAGGTTATATTAATTAAACTCATAATTAATACATAATATATATAAAAAATGATTATTTATATAAATTTTATTTTAAATAAAATGAAAGAATTATCTGAAGAAATGAAAGAACTCTTAAAAAGTATCAATAAATGTTGTATTAAAATTTCTGAAAAAGAAAATTTAAATTGTAAATTTAAAAAATTAGAATTTTTAGAAAAAGAAAAGTTTTATGATGATTACCCTAATACAGATTTTTACTGAAGATTACAATAGCTATTATTTAATTTTTTTATCATATAAGTATCTACTAATTCATATCCTAAACGTTTATAATAATTACGAACACCTGTTCCACTAATGATTGCCATTTTTTTATATCCTTTATTGATTGCTATAAGTTCTGCTTGTTCTACCAATTTTTTACCAAAGCCTTTATGTTGCATAGAACAATCAATATTATTTCCAACATTATTTAAATTAGAATAAACATGTAATTCTCTAATTAAAGCACATTTTTTTAAAACATCTAATCTATTTTCATTATTTTCACTTAATCGTAATCTAATAAAACCAATTAAATATTTATCTGTTTCATATGATATAAAATATTCAACTCCATCTGATGATAAATAATCTTCTATATTTAATTTTATATCTTCAACATTTACTTTATTACTACCTATTTCTCTACAACGAATACATTTACAAGACCAATTATTTTTTTTCATATCATTTTGTAATAATTGTCTCATATTAACATATTTATGATCATAACCTCCTGATATATATGTACTTGGAATATCTCTAATAATTCTATTAAGTCTTTTCCATTTTTGTACTTTTTGTTTAAAATCTTTAATTAAATTATATAATTTTAAATCATCATAAGGTATATATGTACCATCTTCATACCATTTTTTGATTTTTGTCCAAGGTACAATCGCTGTTGGATATATTTTATATTGATCTACTTGTAATCTTTCATCATAAAGAGAACGATTTAACATATCTACATCCATTTCATAACTTGAACCAGGCAAATTAGGCATTAGATGTATATCAACTTTATAACAATTATCTTTTAATAATTTAATTGCTTTATATACACATTCTATATCATGTCCTCTATTAATTTTTTTTAAAACATTATTATCTGTATGTTGTACTCCTAATTGAATACGAGTACAATTATATTTTCTAAATTTTTTTATTTCATCTAATGTAATAGTATCAGGTCTTGTTTCTAATGTTAATCCAATAATATGTATATTACTCTCGTTTTGATTAATATCAATTTCTTCTTCTAAAGTTAATACATCTCTTTTATAAATATTATTAAATACATTAGCTGCGTAGTATAATTCTGTAATAAACTTATCTCTATATTGTTCTGGATATTCACTCCATGTACCACCTAAAACAATAATTTCTAACTTATCTAAAGAATGCCCCATTTCTTTTAAAGTTGTTAATCTTGCGTTCATTTGTTTAATAGGGTCAAAATCATTATCATTTGCTCTTAACACAGCTGGTTCAGAAAATAAATAACTTCTTGGTTGATCAGTCCAATTATTATCTTTATGTGCTTTTTCATTTGGACAATAAGCACAATCGTGCTTACATGAAAATTTACCAATTTGTTGAACTCCATTTTCATCAATATAATGTGGATGTGCTGATGTTAAAACAGTAATTACAAGAACTCCCGAATCTGATTTTTGTTTTTTTTTAGTTATTAAATTTTTTAAGAAAACATTATCAATATTTAAATATCTATAAATTTTAATTAAATCACAATTTGATAAAGAAATTTTATATTTACGTTGCATATTTTTTTGAAAAATAATAACATCTTTTTTAGATTTAAAATTTTTACATTGTTCTTCAAAATCACTAATAAGATTTTGCCAAATTTTATCATCAAATTCTTTATATTTATGTTTGTTAATATCCTCAATATCAATTTGCTGAACAATAGAACACATAATTATTAATTAATAATATATAATTAATCATTTTTTATTGTATAAAAATAATAATAAATATAAAAAAAATGATTTATCACTAATACATGAAAAATATGTCGAACAACAATAGACTTATTGATCTTATTGATAATCTTCCTAATGATATTCTCTTAAAATGTGCAAATTATATTTGTCTTCCTCCTAGTTCTCTGTTAAAAGAAATAGAACATTATGGTAATATAAAAAAATCATTGAAATATTTAAAAATATATGATATCAATACATTATATATAATACATTACAAATTATTAAAAAAATGGTATTATATATATGCTAAAAATATGATAAATGAATTTGAAGGAGAACACGAAGCTGTAATTACATTAGTATCATCATATAATTTAAAAAATGAAATGGAAAAAGAAATAATATATTTTATTAAAAAATTAATGATGATAATACCATCAAATATAGTAAATAATATAGTTATGAGATATAAATATAACCATACTTTATAATATTAGAGAAAACTTTTAAAAAAGAAGGGAGTATTATTAATAATCGCATTATTACTAAAATATTCGTTAAACGCAAAATAAGTAATCGCAAGCATTGCTAAACGACCATTATTTAACTCTTTTAATTCTAAATTACGTTTGGTGTATTCTGTTTTATTTTTATAAAGATTTAGAGGATCGAAATCTAAATCACCTGGAATATAATTTTTATTATTTCTATATAGTTCCATTGATTCAATAGTAGTAGTGAAAATAATTATAGCCATGAAAAAAACAGGATTAATTTTTTCAAGACCTCCATTAAGAATTGAAGGAACTTTGTTATTACTAGATAATAAGTTGGTAGTGTGTGTAATCTTGGATAAATAAGGATGAAACAATTCAGAAATAGGCCATCCTACACTCGCAAGCATAGCAAGACGTCCATGTTTAATTTCAGCCTCTCTATATCTTTTTAGTGTTTCAATATCTGTAGCACAATTTAAAGGATCAAAACCTTTATTTCCTACAATAAGTGATGCTTCTCCATCTGCTAATACAGAATTTTTATTTAGTAATCCAAACTTAATAGCATTTCTTACATATAAATTACCACCGTTTTCGACTCCAAATTTAGCAATATTAACAATTCTTTCAAATTCAGGATAACTTATTTTATTATCATTATTTAAATCTCC